CGGCGATCTTCAACTTGAACCACGGCCGGGCGGGCGAAACCATCCCGCTCATCATACCGGCCGCCAGCGTCCGCGCCGCAACCGTCCCGGTGTTGTCGAGAATGGCCGAGTTGATCGGGCTGCCGCGTGCCGCTTCGTTCGGCGTGATCAGCCACTTGTACCGGCGCGGGAGCAGAAATGTGGCGAGTTCGCGCCAGTGCTGCCAGTACGAGTAACGGTCGTCGCGCAGCGCGTCGATCCGCGAGTCCGCGTGGCGGCGCAGTTCATCTTCGGGCTGCGTGTCGGCCATCTCTCACATTCCGATCAAGGACTTGCCGGCGGTCGTGCGGGTTTTCGTCCCGAGCGGGGACGTGAGGATCGTGCCGCCGATGCCGCCACCGGTGCCGTACGGGTTCTGCGCGTCCGGGCGGCCGGGCGAAAACGCTGTGGGCGTGCCCGCCGGAAGGGCGGCAGCCGGCGGCGGAGTCGGGGCCGGCGGCGGCTCGGGCGGCGGCGGCGGTTTCACCGCGCGCGGCGGGTCGGGGGACAGAAAAGACATCAAGCGTGCTCCAGTTGCAAGAACTTCGCATCGAACGGGTCGTACTCGCTAACGACCAGCGAATCCGCGGGCGGGATGTCGCGCGACGCTCGCGAGAAGATCGGATACGCGAAGGTCAGCGCAAGCGCATCGGCCCGGTCGGGCGACGGCAAGCCCCGCTTCTTCATATCCTCCTTCCGCTCCAACTGTATCGCGCCCGTGCCGTTGAAGGAATAGGTCGGGCCGACCAATTCGTCGGACAGGTCCTTGTCATCTTCGATGCAGCCGGTCTTCAGCCAGTCGCGCATCGCGCCCCAAATCTCGGCCCGCTTGTTCGCGTACACGACGTACGGGTCGACCGTGTTGAGCTTGTCGGGCTTCGCGCCGAACTGCACGTCCCAAACGTGGAGGTTCATCCGCCGAAGCTGGTCGACGACGCCGCCGCCGACACCCGTACCGTCAACGAAGATCGCCTCGGCATGATGTTCGCGCGCGAGCGTCGCGACGCGCGTAGCGAGTTGGACGGTGTCGGCCCCCCGAAGCATGATCTTCGCAATGCTGCGCGCGTCCCGGCCGCGACGGAAGGTGATGCACGAGGCGTCGTCGCCGAACCGGGCAACGTCTACGCCCATTACAAGAGGCTCCGCGGCGGTCAGTCGCCAATCGGGCAGCTCGCGCACCCGCGCCTCGTCCACGTCCCACTGCGAGATGAAGGAGGTAACGGCATGCCGCGGGAACTCGCCCAACACGCGCACGCGGACGAAGTCGCTGTCCAAGCCTTCGGCCTGGATCATGCCCTCGATCCACTTCTTGTCGCTGAAGCTGACCGTCCGGCTGTCGACCGACCGCGGCGTCCACATCCCCGCGTACCGGCCGCCGGGGAAACACTCCTTAAAGCGACCCTCGGGGAAGTTCGGGTTCCCGAACACAAGGAACAACCGCTCGGTGTTCGCGTCCGTCATACAGCCCTCGGCTGCTTCCCAAATGACTTCCGGGATGCCGGACGCCTCGTCCATAATGATGAACTGGCGCTTGCCTTGGTTGTGCAGGCCCTGGAACGCGGCCGGGTTGTTCTCGCTCCACGGGATCGCGTCTGTCCGCCACGTCAACTTCCGGGCCGGGTCCCGCGAGAACATTGATGTGGCGGTCAGCTCGAACAGGTCCTTGGCGATGAAGTGCTGGAACCACTTCGACAGCTCGGGCCACGTTTTCGTTTTGAGCTGCGTGTCGGTGTTGGCCGTGACGATCCCGCGGGTGTCCGGGAACGTCGAGTGCGCCCACAGGACGATCCACGACACGAACGTGGATTTGCCGACACCGTTGCCCGACTTCGTTGCCTGCCGCACGGCCGCCTCGGGCGACAAACCCCGACCGATCGACAGCAGTGCTTCCCGCTGCCACACCTCCGGCCCGCTACGCGCCGCCAACGGCCCCGGTTCGCCCCACGGGAACGCCCACATCACGAACCCGAGCGGGTCGTTGGAGAACCGCCCGAGGTCGTCGATGATCTGGTCGTACTCGGTCACGCTACGTGATCCAGATAACGAGGCAGCCGAGCAGCACGACGAGGACTACCCACGCGAACAGCGTCCGGTTCGAGATTTCGTCGTCCGGGTGCCACGTCATTCGACAATCTCCGCCTCGACGGCCTCGATCTGCTTGGCACGCGCAGCTCGCTCGCGGGCGGCTTCCAGCCGCGAACCTAGATCGACGTTGACGTTGACGTTCGTTGACTTCGTCTGCGGGCCGTGGCCGGTCCGGTCGGCGGTCAACTTCATGATCTCGGTCAGCTCGGTGTTGTCGAACTTGTCCGGGTCCTCAACCAGCCGCTCATGCAGGATGGTGGTGGCGTCGAGATGCAAGTCGGCCATCGCTTGCGCGCCATCACGCCACGCCGCGTCGACGTGTGTCCGGTAGTGCTCGATCAGCTCGCGGAACGCCGGGTCGGCGCGAAGCACACTGATCCGCGACTGGTCGTAGCCGGTGACGGCCGCCGCCTCGACGTTCTTCATCCCGCTCGCGAGGCATCGGGCGAGGGCGTGATGGCGCTCGCGCAACCGCGTGACGGTCGGGGCCGGTGTGCTCTCCCGAGCTTCGCCGAGCGACGCGAGATCGTCGGCCGTCAGCTCCCGCTCAATCTCATAGTCGACCGGCACCGCCGCCCGTCCGACCGTACGCAACCCCAGGCCCATGCCACCTACTCCGGCACATACAACGTCATTGTGAGAGCAAAGTACGACGTGCCGTTGAAGAAGTACAGGCCGGGATTGTCCGCGTCGTTCTCATCCTCGACGACGTAGATGAAACGGGGACTGCCGCCGGCAACGATCTCGGCGAAGGTCGCCGCCGTCTCCAGCGCCGGGAACGTGTAAGCGGTGTCGGCCCCGGCCACGCCCGCGTCGGTCACGATCACCCGACCCGGACCGTCAAGGATATACCCGGTCCCGGCCCCGCTGATCCGGCCCTTGACCGGGACCAGTTCGTCCTCGTTGATGTTAAGTGGCATCCCGGCCTCCTACGCCGCCAACAACTCAATGGAGTACCCAAGTCCGCGCGCGGTCGAAGTCTGCGTTACCGCGATCGACGAAAACGACGAGACCGGCCCGTTAGTGTCGCACAGCCGCATGCTGCGCGATCCGACACTGAAGTTACTCTCGCGCGTAGTCAAGCCGGCCGGCTCGGGCTGCGTCGCGGTCAGGTCGATGACGTACCCGCCAACAACCCACGACGTTGCTGCCGCGAGCGACTTGGCGGGGATAGTGCAAGTGCCCGAGTTGCCGTTGTTGTTCGTGTCGAAGTCGCCGATCGGCGTGCCGCTTGCGACGCATCCGCGGTAGCTGGCGTACCGGAAGAAAACGCCCGAGCCCCAACCACCGACCGAGCCGCTGTCGTTCGACGTAAGCGCCCGGCGCCACGCCAACCGCAGAGCAATTGCCGATCCGGACGACGCCCCGGTGATGTTGGTGAAACCGGTCGAGGTTGTCGGAGGTGCTGGTCCGCTGTCGTCCCACGCGATCGCGACGATGATGTCGTCCTCGACGTATGTTAGCGTCGCGAGGGAATTGGAACTACTGACGAAGCTGATTGCGCCGGCCGGGGCCTCGGCAATTCGGGCGGGGCGCGGGAAGATCAGGCCGGGAATCATATGTCGTACGCGATCGGGAAAATGACGATGACAGTCGAGCTGTGCGCGTACCAGCCGACAAGGTCGGTCTTCCCGGCGCCGGTCGACAGCGTCACGGCCGCAGTGTTCTTGAAGTTCGAGGCCCAGGTCGGCACCCGGCTGCCCGTGGCGTCTTGGGTGATCGCCATGACCCCGCCCGTGCCCGCTTTGACGCTGGTCGGATTCGAGAACTGGCGGTTGCCACCCAACGTCACCGACACATTCGGCCACGCCGTCGACATATCCCACGCGATATTCGCGCCGTCCGTCAGCGCAACGTACGCGGCAGCCGCGACCATGTCATCGAAATATGGGACGCGGTCGGCCGTGTTGGCGCGGATCGCGGTAACGTCGGCCAGCGCCAGTTCGAGAGTGGTCCGCATGGCGGACACGGTCGTGTCGTCGAGCAGGCCGCGGGCAGCCGAAGTCAGCGTAGTGGTTGAGAAAGTGTCGCTGCCGGTCGCGTAGATCAGGGCGTCGGCGCTGGTTATGACGGCGGCCAGGGCCGTCAGCGTGGCGTCGAGCGGCTGGTAGACGGCGGACAGGCCGCCTACCTTCGTGGTGACGTAGGCGGTGGTGGCGATCTGCGTGGTGTTGGTCGCGTCCGCGGCGGTCGGGGCTGTGGGCGTGCCGGTCAGCGCGGGCGACGCGAGCGGCGCCTTCAGCGCGAGGTCGCTCGTCAGGTCAGTAATGTCCGACTGCGCATGCGTGTGCGAGGCCGCCGCGGCCGAGATCGTACTGCGGACGGCCGAAGCGTCCGTATCGTCGAGGATCGACCGGGCGAACGAAGTGATGGGCGCGAGCGCGAGAACGGTCGACCCGTTCCAATAGATCATGCGGTCGGCCGTTGGCGTCAGCCCGGCGATACCGGCGAGCGTGGCGTCGTACGCCTGTACGTTCGAACCGATGGCGAGGCCGAGGGTTGTGCGCTGCGCGCTCGCGTCCGCGTCGTCAAGCAAAGCACGGCCGGCGGCCGTCAGGTCGGCCAGCGCCCACGTCCCCGCGCCGGTCGCGTACAGCATCTTGTTCGCGGCGGAAGTCAGGGCCGCGATCGCGGTCAGGTCGGTGTCGAGTGGTTGCTTCGCAGCGAGATCGCTCGTCAGGTCCGTGATGTCGCTTTGCGCATGCGTGTGCGACGCGGCGGCAGCGCCGAGCGCAGTACGCGCGGCGGCGGCATCTCCTCCGGCGATCTCCCGAATGCCCGTACCGTCAGTCGTGTCGAAAACGACCAGCGCGCCTTCGGTCGTTGTCCCGCCCGGCCCGACTACGTCGCCGCTACCACTACCACTCGCGCCCGTCGCCCCGGTGGCGCCACGGATGTCGACGGCATCGCCAATCGTCGCGGTCATCCCGGCGGCGCCGACATACTCGTCGATGTTGTCGGTCGGCGTGCTGCCCTCGCCGCCGACGTAGTCGACTAGCTGGAGAACTCGCCGGTTGCCGTCCGTCGCGACCGCGAAGACCGGGGACCACCCGCGGTCGCCATCGGAACCGTCGGAACCATTGGTTCCGTTTGTGCCATCGGCACCATCAGCGCCATCCGCGCCGGCAACGCCCTGAAGCCCGGTCGCGCCCGTCGCCCCGCGAATGTCGACCGCGTCCTCGATCGCGTCTACAAGCCCGCCCGCCCCGACATATTTGGGCGAGGCCGGTTCGCTGCCTGACCCGCCGAAGTAGTCAACGACCTGGAGGACCCGGCGCTCGTTGTCGCTGACAACCGCCACCTCGGGCGTCCAGCCGTTCGTGCCATCAGCCCCGTCACCGCCCGCCTGCGCCAGCACAGACTCGCCGCCGTTGCTGTCCCTCAAGTACCACTCGCCGTCCGTGTTCTTGAAGACGACGACCCGGCCCTTGCCAACGATCTCGGCCAGAACGTTGACGACGTTGACTTTCGTGTCGTCGGTCACTTCACGAATACCCAAGTGTTGGTGGCGACTTTGGTCAGTTCGCCGCCCTGACCGGAGGTGACGGTCAGGTTGTTGGCGACGACGGTGACACCAGAGCCGGCCGCGATCGTCCAGGTGTTGGCGGAGGCGTTGACGTTGACGACCTTGATGGTGGCGCCGAGCGGAAATGCGACCGAGGAGTTGGGCGGGACGGTCAGCGTGCCGCCGCCGGAGCGGTCGAGCGAGATGACGTTGCCGTTGTCGGTCATCGCCAGCGTTCGCGTTGCCGCGGTCACGGTGCTGACGGTCGCCTGCGGGTAGGTTGAGAAGTTGAAGCCCCCGGCCCGCCCGCCGAGGTTGCGGACCTGCGCCTCGGTCGCGGCCGTCGCGTCGAGGTCAACGCCTCCGTCCATGATGTAGGTGCCGTCCACGAAGAACTTGTCCGCCCCGGTGTTGAGGTGGAGGCCGGGGCCGATCAGGGACTGGTTCGTGTTCGAGTTGAGGGACTTGTTGGCCGAGATGATGCCGCCGTGTAGAAAGAACCCTTTGGTCGAGGTGCCCTTCAACAGGATGCCGGCGGACAGCAGGGTCGCGTTCTTGCCCGCCGAGCCCGCGGCCGTGCTGCTCGCGGTGATGACAGCGATGTGCGTCTGCGTCGTCCGCGAGAAGATCGTGTAGCCGCCGGGCGCGACGGGGGTGCTGCTGGTCGTGGCCGTGACCGACGAGTTGCCGATCGCGAAGTACATGGTCACCGAACCCTTGTTCTGGATGACCATGTTGTTGGTTCCGGACGAGCCGGTGTTGAAGGCGTACCGCGAGGACGTGGTGGTGGCCGTGAAGGAGACGCCCGAACCAGGGTCGATGTCGCCTTCGCGCGCGGTCGAGTAGCCGGCGACCATCGGCTCGACGATCCGGTTGCGGCCGGACCAGATTACGAAGCCCTCGCGCTTGCACGTCAGCGCGTTGCACAGGAGGAAGAGGCCGGCGCCGCCGTACAGGTCGGTCGGGCTGTTCCCCGCCGGCACACCGGGGTAGGTCCCGTCCGGGTTGTCGCCGATGTCCCAGCCGTTCGTGCTCACGCCGTTGGCTTGGCACAAGATCATGTACAGCTTCTCGTACCCGCTGATGTCGTACGTGCGCTTGTTGGCTTCGGCCGAGATGTTGAAGAAGAAGTTGCCGGCGCACATCTGCTTGCCGGTTTCGTCGCCGTCGCGGTTCGCCCCTTGTCTATTCGGGGCGTGCTGGAGGCGGAGGGCGTTCTCGCCCTGCCGGAGCTGCATGCTTTCGCACCGGATGGTGCTGGCGCCGTAGGACCAGAAGCAGACGAAGTTGGGCGAGTACTCTTCGGTCAGGGACTCGGCTTCGCCGTCGCTATCCTCGCCAACCTGCTTGCCGTTGATGAAGATGCCGCGGAACTTCACCGACGTGCCCTTGGACTTGGGTTGGACGGTCACACCGCTGCCGTCGCGGTCGTAGAACTGGGTCTCCTTGCCGACATTGCCGTCGAGAAGCGTTTGGGTGCTGCGGACGAGGATGCCGAAGCCCCAGTCGCCCGGCGACGGCGCGTCCGTCCCCATCCCGCTCGACGTACCGGTGAAGCCACGCAGGTAGCAGTCCTGCAAGATGCCGCTGCGCGCGACGCCGAAGTCAATTCCGTTGTAAAGGTTGAAGCCGGAGATGTTCTGCCAGAAGAAGTTGTCGATCCACCGCGCATCGATCATCACGCCCGCGGTCGGGGTGACGGACGACGAGTGGGCGAAGTTGAGGTTCGAGATATGGACGTTCTTGACGCCGTACGCGAACTTCAGCAGGTCGTGGTTGCCGACGATCCCGCGGATGGTTGAGGGGCCGGTGGCGCCTTCGGCCCGGCTGACGCCGATCAGCGAGACGTTCGAGGGGACGTAGATGGGCTCGTTGATCGGGTAGTTGCCGCGGAGCCAGCAGATCGCGCCGCCCCGGTTCTCGGCCTCGAGGAACATGGCCTGAAGGGCGTCGACGACGAGGGAGGCGTTCGCGTCCGGCTCGGCCTGCGTGATGCCGTACTGCTCAGGGGTCAGGACCGGGAGGGTGCCGCCCCCACCGCCCTCGCCCGCGTTCGCCAGCACGAAGGCCGTCGTGGCGAGCTGGGTGTTGTTCGTGCCGGGCTCGGCGGTCGGCCCTACGGGCACGCCCGTAAAGGAGGGGCTGTCCAGCGGGGCCAGGGCCTGCTCGGCAGCCACCGCGCGGGCGATCTCGGCGGCCAGGGCGCTGGCGGTTGCGAAATTGGCCGGGTCGATCCCGCGGACAAGGTCCGCGTCGAGCCCCGAGCCCGCGCCGTCGACCGTTTTCAGCGCCGCGAGAATTTCGGCGGCGGTCATCGTCCCGCCGCCGTCCCCGCCCTCAATTGTCAGATCGCCCGTGACGAAGTGGCGGTTCGGCGTCGCGGTACGCTGCACCCAGTTGTCGGGCTCGGGCCGTTGAACAACCCGCCGGAAATCGGACGGGCGGAACCGATCGTACCAGTTACTGCCGCTGTCGTCGTTGGACACCCGCGCGCCTCCGCTTGCGCGCGAAGTATTAGCACGCGCGCGCGCGTGAGGGAATGCGGGCGGGAGGCGGGTTAAGTATGCATCTGAGTTTCAACCCGCCCGCAATTTTTCAGTCCAACGTTGCTTCAACCCGCCCGAGTTGCTGGAGCATACAAGCGGAACTGTAAGATGTTCCGCTCGACGCGACCGTTCCGTCATTCATCCCCCAGGTTACGTACGGCCGGTTCGGATAGATCGGCCAGTAACGGTCGATGAAGATGCGTTCGGTGACGGGCTCGCCGTCAATTTCCTTCACACGAGCACAAACGCGCGCCCACTGTTTTGCGGTCGGCGGTCCCGAGAAGCCCTCGGTGAAGCCGTCGAACCACGCTTTGAACTCAGCCAGGGTCATTTCCGGTCTCCAGTAGGGGAAGAGGTGCCCCTTAGACACGTACCTCCCGGCCGTCAAGCCCCACAATTTTCGCGGCCGGCCGGGGTGTTGCCCGCGCGCCACGGACTTTGGTCCTAACATCCGCATAAGAGGCGGATGAAGTCCGCACGTTCATGCCAAGATACCCTGCATGTGATCAAGACATTGTTACCCGGACCACGCCGGGGGCGGTGCCGGCGAAGGCCGGGGGGCCGCGAGGCGGGAGAAAGCATGCTTTCTCGGTTGCACGATCTGGCCTGTCGGACAATCTTTTCGCCCAGAGGTTGCAATTCGGGCCGGAAATGGGAATGCCGTCCTAGGCCCGTTCCCGCTTTGTTCCGAGATCGTTGCGCAACCGATCCGACACTTGACCCGGCTAACGTCCTGAAATCGTTATGGAATACCAGTTTCCCCGGCGAGCCCCATGTGCCAGTGCCGACCTCGGTCCCGACTCTTAATTCCCACTTTTCTTCTGTATTTTTTTTTTTTTTTACAAGAGTAGAGCGGAGAAGGGGAGGGGCCTCGACACGAGATAGGGTCGCTGCATTGGGACCGTGGGGCTCACTGGGGAATCTACGATTCCCTAAGAGAATCAAGGGCTTACGGGCGCAGCCCGTCGTCTCGCCCCCGGAACGACTGCGGGCACCGTCCCGCATTCTGGGACGGCATTGGGGAATCTCGTCTCGCAGCCCGCCGCGCCGAGGCGGCACTGGCCCATTGAGGATCACAAACGCGTGATCGGCCTCGACCGGCGCTTGACACGGCTCGCCGAGGCTGCTCCCATACGCATCACGGCCGCACCGATTTGCCGCCGCAACACAGGGGACCGAACCAATGCTCGATAAGAACGGCAAGCCCATCGAGATCGGCGCGCGAGTGCTCGTGAAGGGCCGACTCGTTGGCCGCGTCCACAAGACCGAGAACGTGGTCGACCGCATCATGCACTGGCCCCGGCCGGGTTGGATCATCGTGCGCGGCGCCGGTTATGGTGAGTGGCGCGGCAAGGCCAGTCTCGTCGAGACGTTGGGGGGTTGACCAATGGCCTACATCTCCCGCGATCCGTTCGCCCGCACGACGCTCAACCGCATCGTCGTCCACGCTAACGGCGCGACCTGCGCATGGTGTGGGGGCAACCGCCAGCACCGAGGCCGCGCCCTAACCACGTTGTTCCGATACGTCTCGACGACGGACAGCATCTATGGGCGCGCCGTCACGCATAAGGGCCTCTTCTGCTCGAAGTCGTGTCACGACAGCTACCACGGATGACGCTATGATTTTCCATTGCAGCCTAACGAACACCACCAAGAAATGGTCGTGCGGCGTATGGTTCACACGAATTGAAGGTCGGTGGGTTAAAGACTAACGCCGAAACGCGCGCAAGCGCGCGTCCGATCGCTACGCCGCTATGCGACCGCCGATGATGGCTCGCGGCACACAAGGGAACCCGCAATGTCTCGTCACGATCTTCTCGCCCTCGCCGATGCCTGTGCGGCCGACACGGCCCGTTCGCAAGCTCGGCTCGCCCGCGACATGGCTGCTGTCGCGGCGACCTTCACCGCCCGCATGCGCTGGCATCGCGCTGCCGCCCGGGCCGACCGCGCCGCGCGCCGAGCTCTCGTCTGCCGCGACCTTCGCCTGTCCATTCTCGGCGCGGGGGTCTGAGCCCATGGAAAAGGCGACGCACGCTGCTCACGGGGAATGATCATGAACGCCGCACAACGCAAGCAAATCGAACGTGTCGAGGCCCTGCTGTCTGAGGCCCGCTGCATTCTCGAGGAACTACGCGACGACCTACAAGCCGCGTTCGATGAAAAGTCCGAACGCTGGCAAGAAAGCGAGCGAGGCGAAGCGGCGCAAGAAGAAATTGACAATCTCGAGAACGCTTGCGCTAGCGTCGAGGAAATCGAAGGTTCGCTCGCGGACTTTCACGCCTAGCCGAAACGGCGCGCTTGCGCCGTCCAAGCCCGACGCCGCTACGGCTTGCTGACGATGGCGAGCGGCACCGAGGGACAAATGCCTGACATCAATGCGACCGAGTACTCCGGTTATCATCCGTTCTGCGACGATGCCGGAAGCGAACACGGCTCGTTCGAAGTGTTCTACTTCGCGGACAACGGGGAAGATGAAAGCGCCGGTTGGTACTGGCATGCATGCTTCCCCGGTTGCATCCCCGATGGCGATCCATCCGGCCCGTTCGTCACGTCTCGTGAAGCTTACGACGACGCACAGGGGTTCTGAGCCATGCCGATCACCATTCGCTCGCTTCCCCGCCCAACCGTCTCGCTCGCCAAGCCCGCGCCGCGCCGAGACCGCAAGCGCCCCTTCGACCCGGCCGAACTTCTCGACCCGGACTTTGACAATCTCGGCGGGGAGCTTGCTCCCACGCAGCTGCGTTGAGGACGCCGCCATGCTACCCAAATTCTACGCATGCGGTTGCTGCGGCGGATACCACAACATAAACCTGCCCGACTGGGTTGATTGCCGCGACGACAGCAACCGCTTCACGGCAGAGCAACTAGACGACCTTTACGGTGTCGGGCTATGGGAAGAAGTGCAAGACCCGCACATTGATGAGACGGAATAGCCCGCGGCGTAGCCGCACAACAGCACAAGGGAACCGACCATGCCCGCAACTGTAAAAATTCCCGACCCCATCGACCCGCGCAACATGCCTCCGGGCGAATATGTTGCGTTGCGCCCCGCCGATTATGAAAAGTTGTGCATAGCTGCCGGGAAGCGCGAGCGCGCCGCACTCACCAAGGATCGCGGGACCCGCTGCGAGATGCAGCACCGGCATTTCGCCACCATTGCGGCGATCATTCGTGAAATGGCGAACGGACAAGACGAGAACTTGCGCGGCATCGTGGCATTCGCCTTCGCCCGCGAGCTCGCCGCGACCAACCCCCGCTTTGACCGCGACCGCTTCCTCCGCGCGTGCGGCGTCATCTGAGGATCAGACCATGGCATACCTGGCAATCACGACGCGCTTTCTCGGCCCGACCAACTATCGCGGCGCCCGCATCAAAGCGACCATTCCCGATTATGCGCGCGGCGACACACGCAAGCGACCGTCCGTCACGCTCGGATGGGACCATGCGCTCACAGCCGAGGGGAACCACGCGGCAGCCGCCCGCGCCCTCGCGCTCAAACTCGGGTGGACAGGCGATTATCATCTCGGCGACAACGGGGAGAGCTACATTTTCGTCCGCGTTAGCGAATACGACGACGCGCCGTTCTTCTCGATCATCAAAGAGACGTTCAGCCGCCGATCTGACGCATCGCAGAGGGGCGCTTGCCGCCCCTCGACAATGCGCCAAGCCCGGTCGCAGATCACAGGGGAACCGATCATGTGTGAAGTCAACGTCTCTTGCCTACTAGACGAAGTCGATCCTTTCGACCTGTCGCATAGCGCGGCCGAAGCCGGTTCACCAAACAAATGGTCTGATGCACTAGAAATCGCCGAAGGCCGCACGCTTCCCGGTCTCGACGTGGACAACGCCAAGGAGTATTTCGCGGGCTTTGGCGCATGGTCGCGTGACGAAATCGCCGCGTGGTCGGAGCAGGAAGTCGTCGCACTCGTTCTTCAGTTCGCGGCCGGCGACTTGCGTGAGGCGCAATCGTGCTGTCCGGGCGACGGTATCGGCGATATCGATTGGGATGATTTCCGTGACCAAGCGGAAGCCGGCCGGATCGGAGGGCGCATCTATGCCGCCAATGGCGAGCTTTTCATCTCGATTTGCGATTGAGGCCACCCATGTTCCTAATCGCCAGCATCGCCGCCGCTTGGCTTCTCGTCACGGTCGCCAGCGCAATCGCACTTGGGAGGGACTAATGCCATTCGCACTCGGAACGGAACTTCCCGAGCTACGCGCGGAGCAATTCACGTGACCGGCGCCGAATTGTTCGGCCTTCTCGCCTTGCTCGCCTTTGGCGCTTTCGCTTTCGTGACACGCCCCTAGCTTTGCCAACGATCACTGGCCCCGCCGACTTCGCGTCGCGCGGGGCTTTCGCGCGACCGCAGGAGACATCATGCCGACCGTAATCATCCGTTTCGACGAAACAGGGGAACTCCACTACCTCGCGACCGAAGGCGTTTCGCTCTATATCGTGGACGAACGCGCGCCGCACGACCGCGTTTACGAATGGACAACCCGGGCCAGTCGCGAGGAAATCGCTGCCGTGCTCGGCGATAGCGAAATCGGGAGCGCCAACGATGCACGGCACGCGGCGATCGAAGCGAAAATCGTCGCTTTTGTGGAAGGCCGCCCGTACCTACGGCCCGTCGACTAACGGCCAAACAAGGCGCAAGCCCGGCCGGGCGCGTAGTGTCTTCGAGAGGGGCTGATTACGCGCCCGCGGCCAAGCGAGGCGGACGCAATCCGCACTTGACACGCACCCCATTCCGTGCTACCCCAGTGCCACCATTCCCCGGAGGGCTTAACGGCCATGCGAGGCGCACACACCTACCCCCATCCGATCGGCCCGCCCACTCTCGGCCAGCACCTCTCGACCGAGGCCGTCCGGCTCGCCAGCTTCCGCGGCCACAACGCGCTCTACACGCTCGACCCCGACACCTGCGCGCTCGCTTTCGCTTTGCGGATCGCTCTCGACCAGCAGATGTACATCCTGCGCGATCTCGTCGCCCGCCGCAGCGACGACGACGCCTGGGACCACAACTGGGGCATCGGCTACCGCGCGTGGCTCGCCCAGATGCAGGAAGTTCTCGACGCGCTCGACAACCTCTCGCCGGAGCCTGACTTTGATGCGTGAAGCTCTCCGCTTCACCTTGTTCGGCGCGGCCATCCTACTCGGCCTCGCCGCCCTCTTTCTCGCGACGACATGGGGCATCATTACGATGGGGGAGCTACGGTGACGACTTGGGCTTTCTCGCTAACCGTTCAAACACCTACCGGTACATATAACGTAACACTGTCCGGTTTCAGCTCGCGGGAGTTGGCATATTCCGCCGTAGAAGTTGTTCTCGACTGCCGGCCGCCCAACGTTGAATGGTGGAGATTTCATGTTTTCGAGATCAAATAACGACCGCCGCATCATCACCTGCGAGGACTGCGGCGGCGATGGCGGACATCAACGCTACGACGACCACCACTTCGACATCGGTTGGTGGATTTGCCCGTTGTGTGAAGGCCGCGGCTCGATCGAAGTCCCCGTCGAGCCCATTACCCAGGCCGATTTGACGGTCAACTGTCCGCCGCCCTACATCGTCGAGGACGACAGCGAATGACACCCATGTCTGAGGCCGAACTGCTCGCGGCGATTGGCGCTGCCGAAGGCGACGGCATTCGTATCCTCTCCCTCCTCCGCCAGTACCGTGACGCGCACAGGCAGGAGGAGCGGGAGAGGTGCGAAGCACTACTCACCAAAGCGAAAAAGCGCATCGACGCTCTGGAAATGCAGATCGAGGATGAGGAAGCCAAATGGTCAGACGATTTTGGCTTTTAAGGCGCCGCAACCTCCCCACCACGGAGCCCGAGCATGGGTGAGAAGTTGCCCCCGTTAACCGCCGATGAGCGCGCGACTGCGGTAGCATTCTCGCGGTTCGTTGGTGAGCGCCTAGACGAGCTTAACGACAAAATCGCCAATCTTGAGCACGAGCGAAAGCAATTGCTGGCTGCGGAGAAGCTTATCGGGGATTTCTACTACAATCGCCGCGCCGCCCTACGGGAGCGGCCCAATGACTGAGCGGAAGCCGCAGCTTGCATACGCGCCGATTAGCCCAAAAGGGCTGATGGCACCTTCTAATATCCGCGAAACACGCCTTGCTGCCAGCGAAACAATAGGAAGGCGCTTTCGCGACGGTTGGTCGACCGCTCACGAACTCGGCTGGCGCATCGCCCGCGTGCGGATCGAACTCGACGAGGAGAAGAGCAGTGAGTGAGACGTACAGACATCGCAGACGCGGAACGCTTTACACAGTCGTCGGGACTGCTTCACTACAAACGGCCATGCCGGCGCGCGAGGGCGAAGATTTGATTGTATATCGTGGTACGGATGAAGTTTTGTGGGCGCGCCCCATCACAGAATTCTTTGACGGACGTTTCGAGAAAGTCGCGACCCCGCCCCGCCCCGAGACTGTCGAAGTGCCGGCGGAGCCGACCGAAGCAATGCTGTCGGCTGGACACGCCCAACTACACATGCACGGCGTCGCGATAAATACTTATCTCGGGGTGGTCCTTCGTCGGGCATATGCTGCAATGCTCTCCGCCCGCCCCACCGTGGCCGAGACGATGGAAATTTGCGGAGCCTGCGCTGGGAGCGGGATAGGAGTGAATGGCCCCGAGAGCACTTGCAGTTTCTGCGCGGGGAGCGGTGGCGTCCCTCCCGTGGCCGAGACGGGGGTGGAGGCGCTCCTTGCCGCAGAATGGACGGAGGGCTGCTCTCCGGGCGCGGCGGCGCGGAAGCTCTGCCGATGCTTGTCGGGCCCCGACCATCCGCTTTTGCGCAAGCTGCTTGAAGCCATGCTCGCTCATCAGAACGAGACGTATGCGGAGGCCGCCTCCCTCCGCGCCAAGCTCGCCGAGGCGGAGCGGGATGCTGCTCGTGAGGAGCTTTCAGGCGATCGGTGGCGCATCCGCGAGGCTGAGACGCAAGAGGCACTGCAAGCGATCGGTGAGGAGTTCGGCGTTCGCGGCGGCGAGCCGCGCACGAGCGGCATCCGGCGCGTTCTGACGGAGCAGCGCGCTGCCCTTGCGGCATGGCAAGAAGTCGCGAGACGATCTGGCGTATGCATGACGTGCGCAATCAGCGCTCCCGAGCCATATGGCTGCACCGATTGCCTCAACACCGGATGGGATGGAGGCGCTCCTGCCGGCTTCACCCCAGAAGCCACCATCGCCGCCCGAGACAAGCGCATCGCCGAGCTGACGGCGGGGCTGGGCGATCTAGTGATGTTCTACCGCCTCAGTGGCGAGGACGCACTGGATCACTTCGAGCGCGTGGCTGAGCAGTTCTATCGCGACACCAGCTATCTCCGGCCCGGCAAGGACTGCCGGCTGCATGGCGACGAGGTGCGCCGCGCGAAGTGGGACGAGTGGGTGGACGCAAAGGTAGCGCGCGCCCGCGCTCTCCTTGCCGGCGAGGCACCGCCCGCGCCTCGGGATGGAGAGGGAGATGCACGATGACGAGCGTCGCGTGACCGCCCGCCGCCGCCCCGGCCAGCACATCGGCCCCCAGCGCTTGTGGTCGGACGACGAGTTCGCCCGCCTGCTCCGCATGGTCGAATTTGGCTACACCCGACCGAAAATTGCTCAACTTCTCGGCCGTCACGAATCCAGCGTCATGGCGAAGCTGGCTCGCCACAACATTCGCCTCGTCGGCCGCCGCGAACCAAAGCGCCACCGCCTACAACTCCTGCTCACGGACACCCAGCATGCCGCTCTCAGAAAGCAAGCCGGAACTATCCCGATCCGAACTTATGTCCTCTCACTACTATTCGGGAAACAGGTTCGTGAGCGAGAGCGAGCGAGCCCGAAGGCAAGCGATCCGGGATGACTATGCCGAAGGCATCCCGATCAAGATCATCTGCGCCCGCTACAAGGTCCACAAGGGCTCGATCTACAACTTCTGCCGCGACCTGCCCCGCCGTATGGACCAGTTCGCCGACCGCAAGCACGTCTGCGCCATCCGCCTGACATCCGCCGAACTCGCCGAGGCCAATCGGCTGCGCGGCAAGGTCCCGCTCTCCACCTTCCTCCGTAAAAGGATTTTCCGCCCGTGAGCACCGAACAAGTCCAGGCCATCCTCGATTTCGCCGTCGCGAACAACGGCGCCACGATCACCGTCCCCGACGCGACCGCCGCCATGACGCTCCGCCGCCAGCTCTACAACAAGCGGGTCCGGCATCGCGCGAAGGGCAACGACAGCTACGACTCCCTCTACATCTCGATCAAGGACGACCCGCCGCGCCTCGTCATCACGGTCGGCTTCCCGTTCGATCTCCAGATTGTCGCGGGAGGGCAGGCGTGACGCCAACGTACGAGCAGCAAGCAATCATCGAAGCCGCCAAGCACTCGGCCGATAACCTCCTAATCCAGGCGTACGCCGGGACTGGAAAGACTTCGACGATGGTCATGGTCGCTAAGGCATTGTCGTCTACACCCACACTAGCTTTGGCGTTTAACAAACGTATCAGCGACGAAATGTCCCAGCGTTTCAGCGGCAACGTCGAGTCGCGGACGCTCAACGCGCTCGGCCATCGCGTCTGGATGAAAGCGACCGGCAAGCGCCTCGTGGTCGACGGCGCCAAGGCCCGCAACATCCTGAAGGAGCGGATCGGCGAGCTACCGTTGCGTCGGCGGGACGCCGCGTGGGACGCTTACGGTGAACTGTCTCGCTTGTGCGAGACCGCCCGTCTCGCCGGCTATATCCCGCCCGGCCTCGCGCAGAGCGAAAAGTCCCTGTGCCAAATTGAGGACCTGTTCGATGACCGAGACCCGCCCGGCTTCGCTGTCGATCTCATTAACGAATGCCTTAAGCGCGGAATTAAAGCTAGCTTCGACGGGCGTATTGATTTTACAGATCAAGTTTACATGCCCGGTCTGTTCGGAGGAACGTTCCCGAGCTATCCCCTTGTCATCGTCGACGAGGCGCAAGATTTGTCGGCACTCAACCATTACATGCTCAGTAGGCTTGCCCGGAAACGTCTCGTTGCGGTGGGAGACAGTCGTCAGTCCATCTACGGCTTCCGCGGAGCCGTCACCTCCGGCATGCGAATCCTTGCCGAACGATTCGACATGCGAGAACTCCCCCTCAGCATAACCTTCCGCTGTCCCCGCGCCGTCGTCGCGCTCGCGCAAGCGCACGCCCTGGCCCTGACCGCAGCGGAAGGCAACCCCGAAGGCGTTGTCGAATATCTCGACAACTGGGACGCCAGCAGCGTGCCTGATGGCACCGCGATCCTCTGCCGCAACAACGCCCCGCTCATGCGCGCCGCCCTCCATCTTCTCGCGAACGGCCACCCAGTCCGCGTCCACGGCAAGGACATCGGCCCCGGCCTCGTCAAACAACTAAAGGGCCTCGGCCCCGAGGGGACCAAGCAACACGAGGTGTTCGCATTGATCGACCGCTGGGAGGCGAAACGGCTCGCCGAGGTGAAGGAAGGTGCGAAGCCCGGTATCGCCGACCGGGCCGCTTGCTTGCGCGTCTTCGCCAACCACGGCAAATCACTCGCCGCCGCGGTCGCGTACGCCGAAGCCCTCTTCCGCCAGGAAGGCACCATCCACTTCCTGACCGGCCACAAATCCAAGGGCCTCGAATGGGACACGGTCTACCACCTCGACCCGCATCTCTGCGGCCAGTTCGCCCGGTCGGACGAAGAACGGGAGCAGGACCGCAACCTGCACTACGTCATCACAACGCGCGCGAAGCGCCGGCTCGTTCACGTCACGACGGAGGGGATGCTGTGATTGTCTACACACTCCAGAATATTCACACGGAATGCTACGCATATTATAACGCAGTCACCTTCACGCATACACAGGAGATGCCGCTCAGGTTCTACAGGAACTTCGAGGAGGCGGAGGAATGCTATCTTCGCCTTCCGCTTTCTGAAGCCCGTCATTGGAAGATTGTAACCTTTGAAATCTCCGATCCCAAAGGATCATTCAATCTCACCTATTTTCTGCCGGAAAAGCGGGTTGCGGTGCGGCCGGGGGCTTGACACGATCCGGCTCCCGTGCTAATCAGTTGCCCGAAGTCGCGAAGCGACGGCAACCAATCTCGTCGCTGCGACTTCACCTCTTAGGGCCGTCTGGCCCGCGGTCCAACAGGGAGTACCCATGACCACCTTCACCGTGAACGACCAGACCTTCGATGTCCAGGACATCTACGAAGCCGGCCATACCCTCAACGAGTTCGAGGCCGCCGCGCTCAACGAAGTGCGGGCGAGCAAGATCGCGAGCGCGTGGGGCCAGCGCATTCGACAGGCCGCGAAGAAGGGCCGAGAGTTCGACGGATCGCAGGCCGCGCTCGAACAGTACGCCGCCGCCTATCAGCTCGGCAACATGCCGAGGGGTCCGGTCGGCAAGGGCGCCAAGGACCCGGTCGCGGCCGAGGCCAAGCGCGTCGCTACCGAAATGCTCCGCGCGCACATCAAGGCGCAGGGCGCGAAGCCGTCCGCGGTCGCCAACTTCGATCAGCTCGTCGAGGAGCTGGCCGCGCGCGAGGACATCGTTGCCCGTGCCCGCGAGCGGGTCGAGGCCGCGAAGAGCATTGCGATCGGCGAGCTGTCGCTGGAGATGAAGCCGGCCCCGGCCGAGCCTGAGCCGCCGGCCGCCGAGGAGCCCCAGCCTACTCCCAGCGTCTACGGCCCGGTCGAACAGGCGGCCGAGCAGCCGCGCAAGAATCGTCGTCGCGTCGCGACGCCTAGTCCCGTGTCGTTGCGATGACGGGCCGCGCACAGTTCCTTCGGGGAGCCAACCTGTGCGCGGCCACTTTTACCCGGTACACTATTCCATGACGGCGACTGTACCCGCCGAACAACGGGAAGAGAACTTGCCCGTGTACCGGGATGCGATCATTGGGTTCAAAGTTCTCACAGGTACAGACAATTTGCCAGCCCTCGCTTCCTCCCCGATGCAGGCTGGCCGGCGGCGATCTGTTAGTCCCTTGGCAGATCGCCGCCACCCCGCTTCGCGGACCCGTCGTCTAAAGGTTAGGATTGCCGACTTTCACTCGGCAGGTGCCGGGTTCGAGTCCCGCCGGGTCCACCAACTTCTCCGATCGTCCAACTGGTAGGACATCGGATTTTGATTCCGAAGATGCTCGTTCGAACCGGGCTCGGAGAACCAATGCTAGAATTGTGGTACGCCGCCGCCAACACCCCGCTCGGGCTCGTCGTCCGCACCGACAACCGCGACAAACTGAAGATGCGCCTGTACGCCGCCCGCGCGAAGGCGCACGACCCGACGCTCGACGCCATCTCAATCGTTTGCCCGGCCAGTGAGCCGGATCGTCTTTGGCTCATCAGAAAGGAACCGGCGGATGAATGAATTTGTCTTTGATTTCACCGATGAGAACGGTGTCCGAATATTGTTCTTCGGACACGATAGCGGCGTCGTCACCGTTTCAAGCGGACATTCGTCTGAGGATGAAATTCCGACTAGCCGCGTTGTTAGTTTAAACGTAGCGCAAGCTAACGAGCTGGCGGCGGAACTACTGAAGTGGAGCAAGTCCCGTGCCGAAACGTAAACGCCAAGATTTCGACCGGCACACCCTCTACCTGTATGCCGGCGATCTCGAAAAACTCCAGGCGCTCTACACGCCGCCCGGCGCCGGCCCGTTCATCCGTGAGATGGTCAGGACGCACCTACGCAGTATCGAGCTGCAAGTCGAGGACGCTATGAAGATGCGGGAGGCTGGGCGATGAACGACTCAATGATATGTGTAACCATTTGGCAAGACGAAGGTTTCGGAATGTCGCCGTCCGAGGACATGGACTTTGACATCGACTTCCGCGCCGCCGACCTGACCGACGAACAAATCCAGGAGATGGCCGAGACCGTGCGCCTGAAGGCCGTCAAGTTCTTGACTGAGGCGCGCCAGGAGGCCCGGTCGTGACCAACACCCTCGACGACCTGTTCGCCCGCGACCCCGACCAACTGACGCGGCCGGACATCCAGCAGATCATCGCCGAGTTCCGCGACCGCCGCGCCCAGTTTAAGGCCGACGAAGCGGCCGGCAAGAAACCGGGCAAGCGTAAGAAGGCCGAGGCGCCCGTCGTCAATCTGGCGGACATCGTCCTGAAGGACCCCGAATGACCGAGAACCACGACCGCATCGAAGCCGCGCTCGCCGGCCTCCGCCAGAACCTCGGCGCCCAAATCTCGCCCTACATCCTGTCGACCCATCTCGTGAACGAAGAGGACCGCAAGCAGATCATCTCGGGCGTCATGAACGTGCTTGCCGAAAGCCTCGGCCGCTTCCTCGCGACCTTGGAGTTCCAGGGCATCATTGTCGAGGGCTCGTCACTCGAAGAGGCCGTGTTCGCATTCAAGAACGACCACCTGACCGCGCTCGCGGAGCGCGAGAAGGCCATCCGCGACGCGCACGGCGTTGGGTGCGATGCGTAGCTTTGCGGAGCTTATCACCGCCCGCCATCAGGCCCTCGCCGCCCATCCCGAGACCAACCCTCTCGACACGGACGGCAACTACTGGGCTTGGTCTGCGACCCTGCTCGAAACCTTCAAGGCGTGCCCGCGGCTCTTCTATTACTCGTTCGTCGTCGGCATCCGCCCGGCGGGCCTCTCGGTCCACCTGACGTTCGGCGACATCTATCACGCGGCCCTCGAACTGTACGACCGCGAGCGTAGCGCCGGCCGCGATCACGAAGACGCAACCGTTCACGCCGTTGCGTTCGCCATGCGCGAGAGTTGGGACTGGCAAAGCGAGAACCCCGCGAAGAACCGCGAGACCTGCATCCGCTCCATCATCTGGTATCTGGACGAGTTCGCCGATGACCCCCTCGAAACAGTCCAGTTGGCAGACGGAAGCCCTGCTGTGGAATTATCATTCCGGCTCGAACTATCTGAGCGATTTGTGTTGGCGGGACACCTCGATCGCGTTGTCCAATATCAGGGCGATAGCTACGTGTCTGATAGAAAGACAACGTCATCAGCATTGTCCGCTTTCTACTTTTCGCGCTATGAGCCTGACACGCAGATGTCTCTCTATACAGCGGCGTCGCGTATTATCTACAAAGCCCCGGTCAAAGGCGTCATCATCGACGCCGCGCAAGTCGGGGTCACATATACTCGGTTCGCCCGCAGCTTTACCTTTCGCGGCGACGAGCAACTGGACGAATTCCTTGTCTCTGCCAAGTGGTGGATTAATCAAGTCCCCGCAGCGAAAGCGGCGGGCTGGCCGATGAACGAAGCCTCGTGCTCCCGGTACGGCGGCTGCGCGTTCCGCTCGATCTGCTCGCGCGTGCCCCGTGTTCGCGAGAGCATGCTGCTCGGCCCCGAGTGGGAGGCCGGGACCTACAACCCGCTCGAAGTGAGAGGTGAATGACATGCTGACCATCCTCCTAATCGTCCTGCTCGTCCTCGCGCTCGCAGGCGCGCCCGGCTGGGGCTACCACTCGTTCGGCTGGGGACCGTCCGGCATCCTCGGCTTCATCCTGATCATCCTGTTGATCTTGCTGCTCGTTGGACGCCTGTGATGCTCGGCCGCCTCTCCCGCGCCCAGGTCGAGCCGACGACCGACAACGTTCGCATCACCTTGCTTAACGACTACGGCCACGCGATCGGCACCATCATGCTCACGCTCGCCAGCGACTCCGGCCGCTCGGACGCCTTCGTTACCAAGCTCAACCTCGCCCGCGAAATCGCTCGGAGGATCAACGGTGACAACTTCAGTCAATGACATCCTCGCCGAACGCGAGAAGACTCACGGCTCGTACGCCGAGCACGCCGAAATCTCAAACGTCGTCTTCGAGTTCTGGGCCAGCCGCCCCGGCTACAAGAAGCTGACGCACGACCAGCGCGAGACGCTGAAGATGATCGCGCACAAGGTCGGCCGGGTGCTCGCCGGCAACGCCGAGTTCGCGGATCACTGGGACGACGTAGCCGGGTATGCAACGTTGTCGGGTAATCTCATTCGAGGCCGCACAAATAAAGACGGCAAGATCAATCCAGTAACCTACGAGTTCTTCCGGAACCATTGCTTACCGTTCAACATACGGTCTATGGAAGACTTCATACGAAAGCATCCAAACGCAGGACTACAAGAACTGAAAGACTACCACGACAATCTTCGCTACGCGGAACCAACCTGATGCCCACACTAGATACAGTAGACACTGGCTCCGCCGAGGATGAGGAATGGCGGCCGGTTCCGGGCTATCCGTGGTACGAAGTTAGTGATCTAGGACGAGTGCGATCCCTAGACAGCTTTAGGCTTGTCAAAGCGCCGCACAGAAAAAATGTTTACACACTTCCAATTAAAGGGAAAATTCTACAACCAAAGCCCGGAACTAATGGATACCTACACGTAAGTATCCACCATGTTAATGGTAAATTTACTGCTTGCGTGCATAGATTGGTGCTTTTAACCTTTGTAGGACCGCGACCAGAAGGAATGGAATCTCGGCATTTAGACGGCAACCAACAAAACAACAGGCTGACTAACCTTCGTTACGGAACACGGCAAGAAAACATAGAAGATAAGCTGAAACACGGACGAATCCCACGGGGCGCTGCTAGTAACCACGCAAAGTTGACGGCTTCTGCTGTGCTTGATATAAGAGAGGCTTGTCGAAAAGGCACCATGCAGAAAACACTAGCCCTTGCGTACGGCGTAACTGAATCTACTATATGTAGAATAGTACAACGCAAAACCTGGAAACACGTAGGGACATAAAACATGCCTTCACTCGACACCGTAGATACTGGCAGCGCCTTCACGAAAATTCTCTTGATTGGTGACTCTGGTTCCGGAAAAACCGGAGCTTTGGCGTCACTTATTCGCGCCGGCTACCATGTCGGTTTCCTCGACATGGACAACAAGCTGGCGTCCGGCATCCTCCCGAAGCTCTTGACGCCGGAAGAACAGAAACGTGTGCGAGTAATGGCCCCGCGCGACAAGATGAAGTTCGATCCCGGACTGATGTCGCCGAAGCTGGACGGCAAGGCAACCGCTTTCCGCGACGCGATGCAGGCCCTCGACAAGTGGGACGACGACACGCGCCCGGCCGAGTGGGGGCCGCAGCACATCTTCGTGCTCGACTCCCTCACTTTCCTCGGCGATGCGGCCTACAACTGGGCGCAGGGCAAGAACCCCGGCCACAAAGACCCGCGTCTGTGGTACGGCGAGGCCCAGGACGCGCTCGAAACGGTGATCGCGCAGCTCACGTCCGACAGCTTCAAGACGCACGTCATCGTCATCTCGCACATCAACTGGACCACACGCGAGGACGGCTCGACCAAGGGCTACCCGACCGCGAT